CCTTGGCTCTCTTGAGCCTCCGTGTATCCACAATTTCCAAAGAGTTGTACCTGTTTGTTTCGCCCAATCCTCGGCGGAACGCTTCTTGCCTTCGTTGTAAGCTCGTGTCGATTCAGTCCTAGCAATTGCCCTAGCTCTCGCAATGTTTGGTATTTGCTCAAGTAAAAGACGCTCTAGCTGGAACGGGTTTAAACCTTGCTCAATTCCTTCGCCAAGTATCTTTTGGATTTGCTCTAAGGTGTTATCATTTACGCCAGTTATTAGATTTCCTAGGTTTTGCAAAACCCAATCCTTAATCCATTCTCTCCAGGTATTTAAAAAGAAATCGTCAGGAACGTAAGCCTTTTCTCGGTTGTCTTGTCTTATCCTGTCAAACTCTTGTTTGGCCGATTCAACAAAGACCGTTTGGTAAAACTTAATATAAGCCTCTTGCATTGGCAAGGGCGACGGATTTGGCTTGGCTTGTAGCTTTAAAGCCGCGGTAAATAGCTTAATCCCAAGGCGCTCGTATTTCTTTAGGTCAGATTGTGCCGACCTTCTAACCTTAGAATAATTTATAAGCTTCATTTTTTACGCTGGGAAATCGCTAAAATCCGTTTGTGCATTACCTAGAGCCTCCTCGCTTGGAATTACGTTGCTAGGTATCCAATGCACGTCCATTGCTGGGTCTTCGCTAGCGTGCCAGTTTAACAAGCTTCTAACTTCGTTTCCTGTAAAGTATGGAGATTTGCCGTATGTATCCAGGATAACTTGCACATCGGGTTGCAACTCACTAAAGCTAGAGATATCGAAATCAATAACGTAATCCATGCCGTAGGACTTCCCAAGCCATTGCGTAAATTTCTCCTCAATCATTTGGAGTTGCGGCATAATTACATCGGTAACCAAAGCCTTTTGTGCGCCTTCCAAATTGGCATAGGTTGCGTTAGATGTAAACAAAACAGGGTTAACTCCCCAAAGACCGCAAAGCGTTTGCAAATCCATGTTTTGAGAGTTGATAATGTCCATCGCAACTGGAGACAATCCGATTGCATCGTAACGCAAAGGAATAGAAGAGGCAACAATCTTATTAATGTTTTTATTTCCGTTTATCCTCTCATCAATCCGTTCGTCCATCTTGGCTCTTTGGTCAGGCGACGGCCAAAACTCAGGGTTTGTGATGTTTGGCGAAATAATTCCTTTGGCTCCTCCGTTTTGGAAAGTCTTTTGCTTGGCAAAGGTCGCCTCGTTGTTGGCTTGTAAGGTTGTCAAACCAGCCAAGAGAGGAGGCATTCCACGCAATTGCGCTCCGTTCAAATCCCAAGTTAAATTGGTTGTTTTAATGTGTAATACCTGGTCAGCTGGTATCTCAATATTTTGGTCGCCAATTATCAATTTATAGCCTCTTACTGGCTCGAATAAACTGCCAGCCACTATTTCGACATAGTTAGATGGCAAAACGTACATCTCTTTTATTTTGCCCTTATTTAGGCCTTCTTGAGGAGCAAATCCGTAAACGAATATCTCGCCGCTAGTATTGTACCACGTTAGCATCGAATCAAGAAACTCGCTCCAAGTTTGCATTGGATTAGGGTTTTTGATTAGCTGGTTTACTGGGTCTAAGTAGGTGACATCCTCAAGCTCCTTTTTCCGAAATGCTATGCTTTGCAATCTGTTAAGCTCCTTTGAGTTGTACTTTCCGCCTCTGTATTTCTTGGATGCTTCGCTCTCTTTGTAAACGTATGTAGGGCATTGCTTGCCTTTCTCTGCTATCTTTCGAATTATTGAGTAAACCAGGGCGTTTCCCTTGTAACCCTTATCAATAAAAGTTTGCTGGTTGGAATCGTACCAAACAACTAGCGTCGAGGCCGTAAATTGCCCGTAAAGTATTTGATTGAGGAGATTTACATCGGGATAAGTCTTTGTTGGCATGACTTGTGGCGTGATGTAATTCTGAAGAGCCTTTAATAGCATAGCATATTCGTTTTAACAAATATACCTATTTATTTTTTTCTAAAAATGCAAGTCCATAAAACCAAATTATAACCATAACCGCTCGGCCTAACCAATGCCAGGTTAGCGGATTAAAATTTAGGGTCACAAAGACGATTAATAGGTAAGTGATAAACATTAAAATAAGCGAGGCAATTGTTTCTTTTGTCATATTGAGAATTTAAAATCTTGTTTCTTTTTTAACTCCATCATTGCCAAATATCTCAACGCGTCAATGGCGTGGTTATAATCGTCAATAGGACTGTTTAGGCTTTTGCCTGTTTTGTCTTTATCCCAAGTATAAGAGCGCAATTCCTTTATTAGGTTTGTGCTTTCTTTGGTTACTAATATCTTATGCTCTTGCAGTATCTGAATGCCAAATTTAATCGAGTCGGCTCCTTTTAGGACTGGTTTAATGTTAAATCCTGAGCGGTAAATTTCCTCAATACTTTTTGGTTCGGCGGAGTCTGCATAGATTTTGTCGGTTTTATTTATTCCTAATCGGCTCATTTCTCCAATGATATCCGAGTTTAGCATCCCTTGGCGATAAATCTTTTCGTCAACAATTAAACAATCGTCATATTGATAAACGCCAACCAATGTCGTTGGGTCGTTAGTAAATCCAAAGTCCATGCCGTAGCCAATTATCTTGGCATTTGCTGGCAGCTGGTCGATTGATGACCAATTAGAGAAAATAACACCGTCTAAACTCCCAACCTGACCAAGGCCATAAACCTTCCACCAGTTCTCCCAGTACTTAGATGTCTTAGCCTTTTCTTTTGCCTTCTCTATTTCCTTTACAATTGCAGCGTCTAAGGCTTCGTTGTCTTTATAGGTCAATATTACAAAGTCCGAGTCTTCGTCTTTTATAAGCTCTGTATGCACCCAAAACTCTTGGGTTGGATTATAATCTAAATAAATAAAATCCCTTGTACGGATTGATAATTGATTGTAGGATTCAAAGTCGATATTGTTGCACTCGTTTACGAATAAAACGTGCCTTCTTGCTCCTCTAAGTTTGTCGGGTTGGTCTGCCGAGAAAAACTCAATAAATGAGCCATTTAAAAACTTGTATTTTAGGTCTGACTTGTTAAATTGAGCGTCTCGATAATTCCCAGTCATAACCATTATATTTAAAAAGTCTTTAACCGCGCCACGCTTTAAGTGTGGGATTGATTCAGCCACAACCGAAATTTCAGTATAGGGAGTCTGCATTGCATGAGTAATGAGCAAAGGCAAAATCGAAAAGGTTTTGGAAGATGAGGTGCCACCTTGTACAATCCTAACTCTTTTTCTCAGCTTTGAGATTTTAGCTTGCGCCGTTGTCTTTTGGAACATTTAGGTCGATTCCTGTAAATATTGGCGTTTCCAAAATATGCGTTGTTTCTTGCTTGTCGCCGTACTTCTTAGGCATTAGTTTAGACAACTCCCATTTCTTTGCGTCTATTTTCAATCTTTGCAAGCTTACCCATCCTGGGTCTATCTTTCCAGTTTCAGAGTCTCTTTGTGGCTCCTCGGAATAATCTTGCTCGATACTTTCGAACTTTAATTCTGCACGAACATTCATTGCATTCGCGTATTGGTTACGCATTTCCTCGTTTTCAGATATCCAATCTAAAAAAGTTTTTACCGCTGGTAAGTTTTTAGAATCTGCCTCAATTGTTGAACGCAAACTTTTTCCAAGGCATATTTCGCTAATGATATGCTCAAAAGCTTTTTTCTTGTCTTCGTGTTTCCAATGTAAGCTCGGTTTCATATTTACAAATTTAGGTAAAAAAACCTTGCCCGATTGAGCAAGGCTTTCCAGTTAACACTAACCCAAAACTATCTAATTAAGTGTAATGACTTCGCCAGTATTATTGCCAGCAAAGTCGCAAAGTACTCCATTCCATTCAAATCGTACCTCTTTCTCTCGGCCTTGATAAGATGCTGCCAATGTTCTTATTTGTCGTTGTACAAGCTCGATGCTTTCAAATTTACCTTTCCCTTTATTCGACCAAGGCGACCATTGTCCGTCTCTAAGTCTGTATCTAATCTCTAACGAATAATCGGTTTTAGTTGGTTGTATTCTCGGCATCTTTTCGTCTAATTATGACCTCCAAACCAATTGCCTCGCAAATTTGCCTTAACCTGTTTAGGCTTATGCTTTCCCAACCGTTCTCTACCTGGTTAATTGGAGCTAATGATAGTCCGATTTTCTCGGACAACTGCTCTTGGGTGTAACCAGCGGCTTTGCGTGCCTTTCGTATAAATAATCCCTCGTAAATGCTCATTTGCTTATTCTTTAGGCAAATATAAGATTCCGATAATATTACAAGTTAAAAACAAGATTTTTGTTTAAAACGGCACTAATTTATAAATGCCCATGTGAATAAACTCTTCCCCTTTTTTTACCAGGCATTTGCGAACGTTTAACTCGAATACGTTTTTATCGTTAAAGCCGTATTTCTTTTGCGCGATATCTATTAACAACTTAACTGGATTGTCTAAGTCACTGGACTTGTTGCTAAAGCCAAAGAAAAACTCAATCCTTAACATTTCGTTTAGGTCAATTTCGGCTTTTGGCAACATAAAACTTATCGTCCGCTCGTAATTCTTATACTCTTCGGTCTTAAAGCGCTTGCCTTTCCAGGCTTCGTTAACGCTTAATGGTTTCTCGTTTAATTTAAATTGTATCATTTACATTTTTTTTCATTAGAACGGCAAAGTATCGTTTTCGTTTATTCTTTTCTCTAACGGCTTGTTTGCCACTTGTACTGGCTTCCAGTCGTCAACCTCCAAATAATGCGTTGGCTTACCTTCAACCTTTTCTTGCTTTTCCTTTAATACTAGGTTTACCCATTCGGTATCATTTGCGTTTAGGTATGCCAATAGTTTTTCCAAGTCGCTACGGCTTTGGCTAATCTTTGTCATTTCGCCAAACTTGGTTTGGATAATCTTTGCGTTTCCGCCGTAAATCTTGCTCATAATTGTTTTGTTTTAGTTAATAGTTATTTTTACTGTCTGTAATCCTGTTTGAAAAATCATTGATTCGCTAATTTCAATATTAATATTTGCGTCTAATGGTATTCCTTTCCTAAGGCAAAACATTTGTATTTGCCTAGTTAATTGCACCCAATTTTTTTCTTTCCTGTTTGATAAAAAATAAGTAGTTGCCATATTTTTAAAATGGGGATTTAGTTTCTGTTTCAATCTCAAAATTATTTGTTCCCAAATTGGGAAACTTTTCTACTCCTGGGAATTGATGACTTTTAACATTTGCGTTTGCAAAGTAATCGAATCCATCTTTACCAATGTAACGGTTGCGCTTTCTGTTAAAATCAATCGTAATCTCAAAGGGTATTCCAACGAGCTTTTGTTTCTTAATCTTATCCGTCTTAATTATAACCGTTGTATCATTGGGGTCGGTTGCTCTATTAGGTCTCCATACTGAAATCGTGTTGTCGGTCGAATCTGCAAAGGTACCCCCCCCCTTTATTTGATAAAGACTTGGAGGAGGATAATTGCCGTCTTTTTCTTTTCGTGGTGTTGTTTGGTGCATGACCAAATGATAGCTTACATTATTCTTTCTAGTAAAGTTAATTCTATCCATCATAAACCGCGAGGCGTACAAATGCTCTTGCTCTCCAGGGCCCATCTCGTGACGGATTTTTATGTACGGGTCTACAATTACCGCGTTAACTCCTCTCTCCCAAACTAGAAACTCAAATACACTTTCTATCTGTTCTATTCTAAAGTCAGGAACTCCGTTTTTTTCAGGGTAAACAAAAAAGAAATTATCCTTCACCAAATCAAAGGCTTTTAAATACTCCTCTTCGCTAAGGTCAAAATTCTTGTAAGCTCGGTCGGTACTCTTGCCAGTTATCGTGTGTATAATGTCGTCGAAAAACTCGTCTGGAGGGTAATTTTCAGGACTAAAGAAAGCAAACTTCCAACCCTCATTTATTGCCTTTAGGACGCAAAGAAAAATAAGAAATTGGCTTTTACCTTCATTGTTGTAACCCGTCCACAAGTTAAACTCTCCAGCCTTCCAAGACCACATTTTATTTTGAAGTCCTCCGCTGGTTATGTTGTCTATATCCCTAACATAGGTTTTACTTCCAGCCTCTTTGCCTTTACGGAAATTATTTAACATCGACTCGCGTTGGCCAGCAAATGTATTAATAGATGCCTCGCAAAAATCTAGGTCGAACTCTTTATTGTGTTTTTTCATTCAAAAAAGTATTTATCTATTTTCGTTTTAAGTTCGTTGTATTTGCCTTGTTTCTTGGCTAGGTCTGTAAACCATTGTTTCTCAAATATCCTATTTTGCCTTGCCTCTTCTTGCAATGCTAATTTAGTACCTTTTAAATCGTAATCTTGTAAATTTATAATATTGACGTACTTTTTTTGTAGAGCGTACAACCTTTTTAAGTTTACTTCCATTAAGGCCCAATTCTTAGTTTGATGAGCTTGTACAATCAATCCCCAAACATTTCTGTTTAAGTCGTTTAATTCTTGTATCTCTTTCATCTTACCACCAGTTATTCTGAATTGTTGATTTAGCGTATTTAGGCTCTTCCTTTTCAGGTATTGGATTGCCTCTCTTTATCCAGTTAACAAAATGCTCTTTAGCGTCTTTCTCATCTACCTTCAATTTTTCTGTTAATATCATTTCTTGCCTAAAGTCATTTAAGTGATTTCTAACCTGGTCAATTGTAGCCTTATTTTTAATTGCAATACCTTCTAACCAAATAGTACTTGTCCAAAGCTTTCTAAATATTTCGTTGTGGGTCTCTTCGTTTACCTCCAATCCATTCTCTTTCTGTTTATATATAACATTATCATTTACATTAACATTTACAGCTAGGTTTGCTAGGTCATTTGTAGCATTGCTAGGTTTTGCTAGACTTTGCTTAGCATTGCTAGATTTTGCTAGACCTCCCTTTTTACCAGCTTCAGACCTTAATTGTTTTTTTTCATCCCACATCTTTAAATCCCTTTTTAACTGGGTCTTAATTGGGAGAAAAGCTAACCGAATCAACTTGTCGTCGGTTTCGGGGTTTTCGTCGTTAACATAGCTAAAAATATGCTTTATTAATTTTCCAGCATCCTCGTTGGATAGCTCTTCAAAGACTTCTCTTTGGTCTGTGTACAATACAAATGATTTTTTGCCTTCCATAAAATAAAAAAGCCCGTCAGGTAGGAGTCTGACAGGCTAGGTTTAATAAACCCTATAAAATCATTTTTGGCTCCTACCTCAAAAATGATTCTTTATACACAAATATAAAACTTTTTGATTTAACCAACTAGCGAGCGCTTCTTTAGTTGAAAATAAATACAACCGTAGGACAGTCCCATTTCTTGAGCTATTACCTTTATTTGCTTTTGGTCTTGCCAGGCTTCAAAGATTAATTCTTTTTCGTATTCTGTTAAACTGCGTCCTCTCATACTAAATCTTTTATTTTAACTAATACTCCAATGCTTGTGTTATTGTCTCCTCCTTTAACGTTTGGAATTGCTTTTTTATCAATTATTAATTGTCTTACAATCTGTATTAATTCCTCGGTTTTAATTACAATTGCTTTGCTTTCAGTAACCTTATAAACCCAGTAATCTGCTTGCGTTGTTTTAATTCCAGAGGGTTTGCCTCTACTTTCATATTCAATATAAATATTTCCAGTTTTGGCGCTTAATCGGTCAGTTTTAACTTCAAATTTTCGATTGGAAACTATTTCGTCAAACCAAGTCTCGCCCTCTTGAACTCCAAATTCTAAATCAAATTTAAAGTCGTTATTGTATTTCATAGATTTCCAAATTTTTCAATTATATATTTGGTTTCGTAATAAACTGCATAAAACTCATCTTCGGTAATTTCAGTAAATTTGTGCGATTCGACCCAGTAAAGAACTCGATTAGTCTTTAGCTTAATTTCAGGGTAAAGCTGAATTTTAATATCTTCTTTACTAACGTGTAAATGCATATCGTAGTCTATTACCTTAATAAAATTTAGTTCTCCAACTCTAAAATATTGCGGCAATTCAATTTCTGCACTTACAACCGCAGTTGTTTTAATTTTAAAATTTTCCATAGGTGTGTTTGGTTTAAAGGTTTAGAATAATTTTAGGCCGAGCATATAACCTAGCGCAAAGATTGGCGACAATGCCACAATCGTGTAAATAATTTTTCCAAGTGTTTTCATGTGTGTTTTGGTTTAAATGTTTAGCAATATTAAAACTAATCTTAGAAATAACAAAGAATTTATACTTTTTTTTCAATCATGTTTCTAGCCTCGGCGACATCCAGCAACTTTTTAACCTTGCGGAATTCTAGATTTTGGTCTTCTGCTATTTCTCGGCAGCAATAGCCGTAAGTTGCCAAAGTTAGAATCCTACTAATTTGATGGTCAGTTAAAATCTGAAATATATTTTCATCCATCAATTTGCGAGGGTAAAGCTCGTGTAGCTTCATTTTTGTGTAAAGCAAATACCCAACTTTTTGGTCGTCTAAGCCAAGCGTTTTGGCAATCTTTTTTCGAGTCAATCCCTCCAGGTAAAGTGACTTAATTTGTTGCATTATCGCATCAATTTCCATAGTCTTTTAAATTTTTAGTCAAAAGGAATTTTTCTTTGTCGTATGTGGAGGCCACCCCCCTTGGGGCAAGGTCTCCTGGAGTTTTAATATTCTTGTTTAAATACAGGGAATTTTTCATTTGATTTGTAGATTAAAGTTTTCGATTATTCTTGCTCCAGTAATATTTTCGCCTCGTTTAATGGCTTCTTTTATTGCTACTTTGTCGGCCGTTACCACGTTTTTAATGTTGACAAATTCGCTAGGCAAAGCCTCAATAATGTCAACCTCTACCGACTCGCTACGGCGTAAAGAGAGCTTGAATAAAGGACTTTCTATTTTGTCGATTGCACTTACCAGCATCGCCTCTCTTAGCGCGTCTTTGAGCCTTGTAATAGCTCGGTCTTTACTTTCTTTCATTGCTTTAAGTCGCTTAATCTCTTGGTCGATTGCGTCCGAATCGCTTTGGATGTTTGCGATGACCTTGGCATAGTTGCCAGCCTTTGCCTGGAGTTGTTCCTGGTTAATTACCAGCATTTGCTCCAGCTCAGGCGTAAACTCGTCGGTTTCTAATAGAAAGGCTAACTCTTGAGCCTCTCTTGTTATTTCGTATAAGTTCATAGTAATCCGTCTAAGGTGTCTTGTTGGTCTTGTGTTAAAATATATTTACTCAAAGCCTCTTTGGCTTGCTTTTTTTGTGCATCCGTTCCGTTTAGATATCTAACGATATAGGCGAATTGCTCGTCTGTCGGTTTTGTCTTTACAACCGCTGGCGCCTGGCGTACTGGTCGAGATGCAGCCTCTCCATCGTCGTCACTAATTGCTAGGTTTAGAATGCTTGTAATTGCATATCTACGAGCGTAACTAATTGCGGAGCCTTGCGCTTGCGGGTCGTTTTGTCTCACTACCTGGAGCGTGTAAGTTGCTGAAATGTACTCGCCAGTCTCGGCGTGTATTAGCATTGTCGTAAGACCGTCGCCATTTGGAAACTGACTAAGGATTAAACCAGCTTTTTCGAGCGATTCGCTTACCTCTGTAATGATGTGAGGCAAGCTGGCATAATTAGACTTAAAGAATGGGTTTTTAGCGTCTTTGCTAATTTTCCCAACCATCGCATGGAACTTGGCTAAGCCTTGCGTTAGGTTTGTGATACTCTGTGATTTTTCCATAATTGTGTTGTTTAAAGGTTGCGTTCAATTTCTATCTCTAATTCCATTAAAATGCTAGACGTTGGGATTGCCTCAATTACCTCATCGGTTGACGGATTAAAATAAAATAGGCTGGAGGTATGGTCTATTACAATTTCGGTTTCGCCATATCCTGGAGCGTACTCGCTTTCATCTTCAGCGGAATAGTTCACCGTATAGTCGCCTTGCCAAACGTACTCAAAGCCTTCGTAAATAAAATTTAATTGCTGGTCGTAGTGTGTTTCTGTGTCGTAGTTCATAGGTGTTTTGGTTAATTAGTTTTCCTATAAATTTTTAGTTTTCGCAATAGTCTTGATAATTTTTAGAAGCGTGAAATTTTGTAAAAACCCAATCGCTACAAGTATTGCTAAAAACCAAATTTTCAGAAATAGAATAAGCAATTAAATTGGCAATTTCTTCGGTGCTTGATTTACTATAAAACTTGTCGTTAAACCAAACCATTGCTCCAACCTTCCAAACTTTAAGAGAAAAATATTTATAGCCTTTATCTTTCTGTATTCTAAAATTATACTCGGTGCCATTTATCTCAATTTTGCTAGAATAGTCGATTAATGACAAGTAATTTTGATTTGAATTGTCTTTTTTAAATTTTAGTGAATTGGTCATTGTTTTAGTGTTTTGGTTGTTGTTGTTCGTATTACTGATGTAAAAATAATAGTTATTTCTGAGATTCCAACATATTACCAAAAATATTTTCATCAAAATCGAATATTTTTTTTTCGTCTCGGTTTTTATGCTTTTAACTTGCGTATGGAAGAGAACAAAATTTTAAATCCGTTTGGCTACCTGAAGGCGACCAGGGTGCTAGACGAAAACAGAAAGCCAGTAGATTGGTGGATGCAATATTTAGAATTTAACCAGGCGGTTGCTGAAAACGAATTTTACGTTTTGTTTGGCGATGGATTGCTGGT